CGTCTTCAAATATAGATGTAGGAAGGTTGATTTTAGAATTTTTCCCATCCCAGGATTGCTCATACTCTCCTCCACTAGACCTGATATTGTTGGACAGTAAAATCTCGCTATATACGTCTATGTCATTATCTGCCATTACTGTAACCTACTGCTTGATAAAACATTTTTAAGCCCTTGAATATCTGCATTAATTATCGATATGTTTCTGTAATCTTTTACTCTCGACTTTTTATTATCATCCGGTTGCAAAACAATGAGCATGTTCTTAACTTTTTCAAACTCAGACCTGGTGTAATTTTTTTGAATACCCTTGTTTGGATAAGCTTCTGCAAATCTATCAATGATAGCCTTGGCTGATAACAATTTGCCTTCATATACTTTAATTTGTATGCCTTCATTTTCATTAGCGAACACAGCCCTAGCAATAGCTACAGCATCAAAGTTCTTGCCGTCTTTTTGGGCATCAAGTAAGGCTTCTTCAACCCTACCTTTTATTCTTCTATAGATTTGGCTTTTCTCAAAGTTAGGATCTGTTTCACCTAAGATTTCAACTTCAGGGCTAAAACCCATTTCTCCAGCTATTATACTCATCGCTGTTTTTGTTTCTTGTTTCTCATTTACTTCAACTTTAGCCATTAAGTCATTGTAATCTTTAGAAGAAAGATCATCATATTTTTCTAGTAATTCACCAAAACTTAAATTATCTGTTGATACTTTCTTTATTAAATCTGCTTTGACCCTGGAATCACTCACAGTTCTAAGTCCATCACTTTGATCAAACTTAATTTTTAAATCTTTATATTTGTCAGGGGCTAATGCTTCTAACTGAGAAAGCTTTTCATTTAAATCGTCTTTAGCACCAAATGCTAATTGATTATTTAGATCTACTTCTAACTCGGCTATCTTGTTATCTGCATCACCATCCTTTTTGTCTTGAATAGTATTCTCAAAGTTAATTTGTGCAGATTTTTCTGCTCTAATAGCTTTAGCTACATCTAATCTTTCCTTGTCACTCATTCCATTTAAGATGGCATCTATCTTAATATTACCAGTTTTTTGTTTTAGGTGTATTTTCATAGCCAGGTCAGATGATGTTTCTGTTTCTAATGCTGTGCTAACTATAGTGCTTGTTCTTACCTCTAACCATTTATCATCCCAATCTTTTAAGGCACTTTCCATCATGGTCTTAGTGTATTTAGCTTTAGAAGCTTTATAGATGTAATCGTATTTTTTACTAATTTCAAAACCTGGAGCTTTTTTTAATTCAGCTTTATTTCTAGCTTTTTCACTCAACAGCTTCCCATTTTGATATTGACCAGCACCATAAATCTTAGCTGTTAATCCATCTTCATCACCTTCAAAATTAAGAACAGCATCTAGCTCTATACCCATACTTTTAAGATCAAAGTTTAAATTTAAAGCTGTGCCGGTCCTTAATTCGTCTAACGATCTTTTTGCGTAAACTTTTGAATAAGCATTATAATGTGCAGAAGAGTTTACACCTAGTTCGGCATATAATTTTCTTGCTAGTATAGGTGAAGCATTATTAGCTATTTTTACATATTCATTTGTAATTGCTTTTAAATCATTACTAACTTCACTTAGATCAGTACCATTTAATGTAGCCTTACTAATTAAGTCTGAAAAGTTTCTTTTGGCACTTAAAGCTAAATCTGACCCAACACTTTCTAATGCTATCTTTTTAGCTGATCTACCAAATATTGTATCGTCATCAAATCTGTCTGTTACACTTGTGCCGTTATAGGCACTTTCTGTTAATTGTTTTATTGTTATAGGATTTTCAGCACCATACTCAGCACCTTCTTTTTCTGCTTGCACAGAAGCCTTTTTAAAGAAATAGCTAGACATACTATCCAAGGCACTAACAAGCATCTGTGACGTTCTTTGGGCTTGCTGTATACCAACACCGGAAGGACCTCGATAGCCACTTGTACCGATCTGCCGTTGTATGCCTAAATATCTAGAACGAGGTGCCATCTAAATTATCCATACCTTCCCTGATAATACCCAGGTGATTGTCCATAATTTGCAGTAGTCGTAGTAGTACCAGCCGGAGCAGATCCTAAAGATGAATAATTCATACCGGCACTAGCCATAGTAGTAAATGCACCAATGTAACCAGCTCTCTTTGCTTGTCTGCCGGCAAACCTTAAATCTTCAGCCTGAGCATTGGCAGTACTCATAGCTAAGAACTCATTATCTTTAGACGTAATAAAATCATTTAATCCAGGATTAAGAATGCCAAATGTTCCAACATCTTGAGGAGTTCCTATAGAAGGCTCTAATCCACCGGCATAGGCTATAGCTCCTACTGAAGCCAAAGCTTTGTTAGTCGCTCTTAAAACCTGGATGCCTTGCTCTTTTGCCTTTGTAGCTTCAACTCTACCTTCTAACTTTTTATGTTCAGCTTGATTATACATAGCCTTTTTTGTGGATTCACCTTGCTTAATCTGAGCATAGGCAGAAACTCCAGCTAATACTAATGATGCTACTGCAACAGTCATATTATCCCCCAGTACTAAGTTTGTACTCTACAGCCAACACAGTAGCGAAGAGAGGTTGTGTCATAGTAAATGTTAATTGTGCTTCATCACTATAACCAAGAAGGGGAGCTAATCTTTTTCTCCCGGTAAATGTGGCTGGTGAAGAACCCAAGGTATAGGGCAACGTATTGAAGGGGATTTCAAAACCATTGACTGCTAGGTTTTGGGTTCTATCTACTAAAGTTGTGGCTTCTAAGATCCTACGTTTTCTACTAACAACAACACCGGAACTTAACTTAGGCTCTGCCGGCAATGTCTTAACTTCTACAGAGTAGGGAAGTCCAACCTCTACAAATGTTCCAGGCACAGCATCTACAGTAATAGCACCGGATGAAACAGTCTTATTAGTTAATACAAAATTATCTCTAATGACATTTACAGATTTTGCTTCCAGGTGAGATAAATTAGAACATGTCGTATTACTAGGTTTAGCTCTGTCAGGTAAAGTGGCACCCGAAAAATATTGTATATTGCTGTCAGTCGTTCTTTGATCGTCAAACATTTCAATATATCTTTTTGTAGATCCACCGATAGTTCTTTGAACTACTGTATAAATGTCAGGTCCATCGACAGCTACATCTAGAAATAATCCATCTGTAATAAACTCTGCCGGGGCAACTACGTTTTGAGATCTTAAAATCGAAAAGACAGCCATAGTGCCATCTGTGTCATTTGTAATGCATAAAAGGTCACCATCATCAGTACTTGTGGCTATTCTAAGTGCCATTGACCTGGGGCTTTTTAATAAATGACTAGCCAGTAAAGATATATTATTAGCCTGGTAGTTTAAATCAACATCACTAAATAAAAATTCTCTAAGGGCTTTGCCTTCTCTTTGAATAAATAATGTACCAGCTTCAGCATAAACTGGCATAATACCTTCTTTAGATCCTCTACGGGTAGCATTTTTGATAACAATATTAGAAGGTGTTATTGGATCTAGATTAGCTTGAGGAACGAAGAACTCTGCATCTTTTGTAAATATTTGTAAATCTCTACCTGATCTCATAGCTGTTATTGCATTAACACTATCAGTATTCATTGTAGCTAAAATAGCATCATCGTCTAAAGCTTCGGCTGTCTTAAAATTAAAAAAATCAGCAACCTTAGATCCAAACAAAGTATTGGGCAAAGCTTTAGATCCACCAAAATATAATCTACCTTCATGGAAAGAGCATGTTCTTGGAAAACCTCTAGACCCTGACCACGCATCCTCGTACCCAGTTTCTAGTTCCCATGTGAGTTCTGCTGGTGACCCAGCTACGTTTGCAATGGCTTGATCAGCTTTAAAAAATGGTAACTCAGTAATAACTTTTACGACAGTCGCTGATACTCTTTCTATAATCCTAGCTCTACCAAACCCACTTAAAACATTTATATATTGGTCCACATGATTTGCCGTAAATAAATTACCGTTGGCAGTTATTGTTACAGTACCATCTATAGCATCAGGAGTAATTGTTCCTATTGGACTGCTAGTTGATAAAGTAAAAGCAACTTTAGGATTAGTCAGAGCAATAGTAGCAAATGTCCAAGTCGTATTATTAGCACCTCTTACTATAGATTTTGGTGACATATCTTCGTGTACTAAAATTAGTGTGTCAGCACTTTGCGTGAAATACATTCTATCCAGGTCAATATTACCTAAAGCACAAACTAGATAGTCGGCACCTGATCCATTAATGTTGAGTAGTTGAACTCCATTGGCAAAGAAAAATACCCTGGTGTTATTTGTATCAAATTTAACAAAGGCAAGCATAAAAGCTTGTGTGGTACTAAACTCAAAAGGTATTAACCTTATACCATCTAAAGTCGTAAATGATCCACCCAGGTGAGATGTTATATCCAACATAAATCTTAAACCAGGTCTTCTTTCAAAACCACCTTGAGGAAGCACAACAACATTTTGAGCTTTACTTAAAGCTGACCCATATTGCTGTATATCAATTCTACCAACTAAAAGAGGATCTATTTCTCCGACAGTAAAATTAGATTGATATTGGGTAACTCTGCTCAAGATCTAACCTCGGTTAATAAATAATCTGCTATAACTGTTTTAGACTGACCAGCACCATCTATATTGATAGCTTGCCTAAAGTAACCACCACGCATATTTTCTGTAGGAGTTCCCAGGGCTACAGTCTTCCAGTAATCTGATTTTGTTATTTGATCGGTAATAGGTTCAGCTAAATGCCAAACCATTTGATAAACTAATAATTGTGTAAAGTAAGAAGGCATATCTTGTTCTGATACTAACCTTTGATAATCAACGACAATAGTAGTTTGATTAGTTAGCAGTTTGTCACCTTGTATTTCATATTCAGTAGTATTAGGTGCAGACAAAGACTTAGAAGTGTAAACGACCCTTGGTACATTTAAAAACATATCTGAAGGTAATTGATACGCATAAGAATAAAAGTTAGTGGGTGTTGTCGCTAATCTAGCTAATGACGTTTTTGATAAAGTAAAAGACCAATGATACATGCCAAGGGTCTGTGACTTAATGCGTGGATATAAAACCGAGCATATCGAACTAGGGGCTGTTCCATCCGAAAAGCTTGTGATTTGATTTGCACCTAAAAGGAGGAGTGCCTGAGAGCAAATCGAAACGTCTGTATCACCTTCAGCCATAATCCACGCACCTCGCCTAAAGTTATAGAGGGCAAATTAATTGCCCCCTAGATTAGTTGTTAATCACCATCAGTATTTGCTAATGTAGTTCCATTGTTTACATCGACAACCCCGGAAGCATTAGTCAAAACATAAAGTAAAGTTGCGACTATAGTGCCACCCGTTGAGGTGTTAGCAAAGATCATATCTCCAACAGCTACATCATCTGAAACTGCATTAAAATAACCAGCAGTATTAGCATCAGCTACACTATCGGTTGAAGTATACGAAAAGATTTGAGGGGCTGTTCCTTTTTTAGATTGACCACCTATTGGGTTCCACCCAGTTCTATTAAAAGCCATGATTAGCCCTCCCTACAAGTTATATCAACTAGACCAGCAGTATCGATTACTACTGCACCGGCTGAATACATTGCTGAACATAAGAAAGAAGTTTTCTCAGGAATGTAGTTAACCTCAACTTTTGGAGCAATACCAACAGCACAACCGATAGCATCTTTGTGAAATGCTAGGCATGTTCTGTCAGCAGAACCATCTTTTGGTAAACCACCTTCATCACGATCTCCGATCATATGGATATTAAATCCAGCGAAAACTTGAATTTCGCCACGACTTAAAGCCTGGAGTTGCATGAAATCTGAACTAACTGCTCTTTCGTCAGCTAATAATGAAGCTAAAGAACTTGCATGAATGATCATGTGTCTGTCTTGAGGTGGAACTGAATTAGTATCAAGAGCTTTTTTAGCAGAAATAATTTTTCCTACGTTAAGATCTGATGCTGAAGCAGAACCAGTTGTCACGACAGTATTAGCCACAGTAGTGCCGGCAGAACCAGCAATAAGAGCATCAATTATTATTTGATCTTCTCTTCTACCGATTGCGTTACCAACTAACTTAGCTAACTCTTGTCTTTCATCAAAGTTTACTTTTGCTTGGTTAAAAATATCTGAATACTCAGATGCGATATAGTCGGTCAATGTTGCAGTCGCTGTGCTGAATTGACCTGAGATTGGCACTACGTCAGTAGAAGGAGTTCTTACTGATGCTGTACCCTTTGCAAGAATAGGAAATTTAGCAGAACTTCCAGTTACACCTGATCTCATTCGAGAAACATTTCTCAAAGTAGCAGTTGCCTGATAAGCCTGATGAACTTCTGCTTCAAACAAAGTAATGAACGCATTACTTAATGTTGTAGCCATTTAAAGCTCCCATAAAAGGTTAAAATTATTTCGCCTTTGGTTACCGGAAATCCGACCTTCGACTACTAGAACGTCTAGCAACGTAGTGATTTACACTAGTCAGATCGGCTCATGGGAGTTATCGATCACTTAATTAATATCAAAAAAAGAATAGTTTGTAAATACTAGATTATTCATCTAGGTTTTATACAGTTAACCAGGTACATTATCTTCAAACATTTTCTCAGTTTGTCTTCTAAATGCTGGATCAGTTTGATATCTAGGATCTGCAACTCTAGCAAACAATTCTTCCTTGTCTAACTGATTACCGGCAATAGCAACTACTGGTATTTCTTTTTCACCTTGCATCTGTCTAAGCTTCTGCATTAATCGTTGACCACCAGCAGTTCCACCTAAGACCTCAAGCTCTGAATAATCTTGCTGAGTGAAAATACCTTTAGAAACTAAACCTTTGCCCCAGTTTATATTAGATTGAATAATTTCATTGGCATTCTCACCTAATAACTTACGTTCATTTTCAGTATCTAATTTAGCTTCTTGTTCTGACTGATAGCCCATATCAACGAACTTTTTAGCTAGATCTAAGAAAGCATCTTGAGGTACTCCATTTTCTTTAGCCCATGAAGTATAATCTTTGAGTAATGGATCTTCTGAATCTACACCTTCAAGGGCAGTAATGTCATACTCTTCAGGTGCTTTTGGTCTGCCTTCACTTAGTTTCTTTTCTAAATTGTTATAACTTTTAACTAGGTTCTCAATATCAGGACCTTCTTTTTCATCCCAAAATTTAGTAGGGAACTCATCAGGTCTTTCGTACTCTACACCTTCCAGGTCTTCTCCTTCTACAACATCGCCTGGATTAGCAGTAACCATTCCTTCATCTTGAATTTCTTCTTGTTTAACTTCAGCTTCTACTCCAGCCATTAAACCTTGATTTTCTTCAGCCATTGTTACATCTCCTAAGTCTATTGATAATTTCTCTAGTTATAGAGTTTTGACCTTCTCGCAAATATCCATGAGAAGCATCTGCACCTGGTGTCCAGGTAGGTTGATCTATTGTGCATGTTTTAAAATACTGTAAGACTTTCTCACCATCTTCGGTTTGAAATGTTCTAAAAAAATTTTTATCTAATTCAGAGGGTTCAGGTGGCTTGTTATCAACTTCAAGATCAGTTAATCCTTCCCATCCTTCACTATTGATTGACCTCTGCTGGCTGTTCTGCCGGTTGTCCTTGTTCATTCATTAGCCCTTGTTGTTGTGCTACTTCCATAGCTTGTTGCATTAGCTGTTCTCTTTCTTCCGGTGTTGTTCTTAACTCTGCCGGCACTCCCATTTGGTCAGCTATGTAATCAATTAATTTATCTTGTTTTAGAAAGACTTGCCCTTGTGGACCCATTTGAGAGGTAATCTGCATAAAGTTCAGAGTTTCTTCTACCTTGCCCATGTTCTGTGCCATAGCT